GTCACTGGTGACAGCTAGGGAGCTTGACTCCCTAGCAGCAGATTATCCGAACACGACCAGGATAAACCAAGCGAATCCGAAGATGGTGAGTAAGAATGTGAATTCTAAAATATATACTCCAAAGTTTTTTAAAAATTTAATCATGTTTACCTCGTTGGTTGACGGGTGGACGGCAACGTCCACCCTAGGAGTTATTCGATGTGTTCAATCTTTCCTAGTTTCATTGAAGGGAACTTTTGATCTGTATGAAGAGTAAGTTCTAATTCTTCTGAAGCTTGCCCTTTCCTTTGTGATACAATAGTTATCCTTACAACATTGAAAGATTTATGCTTTCTTTTACGGATCTTCACCTCCGTAACATGGTGTTTCGTTAATTCTGCCATAATTTAACTCCTATGACTATGAAGGCTTACTTTATGTTTCCTTCTTATATTATAAATATACACACTATCGCTTTAGTCTGCACATTTAATTTGATTACACATGACCGTTGGGGTGGGTAGCTTGCGATCTCGGGTGGAGTACCAACGGTCATCATTAGATGAAGGGGAGCTTTCGCTCCCCTACTTTTATGTCTTGATGTTAACAGGGTAATCTTGATCTTGATCTTCTCTTTCGATTAAACCTTTACCATTTATTGTGTCCAAGACATTCTCACAGTTTTCAAGATGACACAATGTGTCTTCTAATTCCCATTGATCCATCTCATCTACTTTTGATTCAGATAACTCACCTACAACTTCATCGAGTAAGCATCGAGCTTCACACACCAGGCTTGCTACTTTTGATAAATTCTCAATAGTTTCTTTACTTATAGTCATAATTAACTCCGTTTTTGTTGTTGTTTATATTATAAATATACACACTAGCTGCGCAGTCGTCTCATTTATATTGGCTATACATGACCGTTGGGGTGGGTTTGCGTTCTTGGGTGGGGTATAGGGGTAACTATGTGGATTACCGAATCAACTTTACAACAACTTGACACCCCACCCCCTAAATAAGACAGAGGGGGTAACTAATACGATCATCTATTACAAGCATTGATATTTTCATTCAGATATATTATTGTTCGGGCATGAACTTTGAAGCATTACCTAAAGAAGTGTTACAGGAAGTCCTGTTACTGGAACAACAGCACAAGCGACTTGAAACTCGTGAAGTAGCTCAAACTAAATTTTTGGCATACGCTAAACATGTATATGAGGGTTTTATTGAGGGCAGACATCATAGAATCATAGCCGAAAAGCTCGAGGACATTGCATCGGGTAAATTGAAGCGTTTGATCATCAACATGCCTCCTAGACATTCGAAGTCAGAATTAGCGTCATATTTAATGCCATCGTGGTTCCTGGGCCGTAATCCTAAATTAAAAATCATACAGGCTACCATGAACACGGAACTTGCTGTAAGATTTGGTAGGAAAGTCCGTGATCTCATTGCCGATCCCATATATGCTGAGATTTTTCCCAAGACGGACTTGAAACAGGATAGCCAAGCTGCAGGTCGTTGGGAGACTAGTGCTGGCGGGGAATATTTCGCTGCGGGGGTGGGTGCTGCAATGACGGGTCGTGGTGCGGATTTATTGATCATTGATGATCCGCACTCGGAACAAGATGCATTGTCCACGGTTGCTTATGATAATACATATGAGTGGTACACATCTGGACCGAGACAGAGATTACAACCGGGGGGTACCATTATAATTGTTCAGACGAGGTGGTCGAAGAAGGATTTGACGGGTCGTTTGATACAGAATATGGCGATGGACACTATGTCGGATCAATGGGAGGTAATAGAGTTTCCTGCCATTTTACCTAGTGATAAACCATTATGGCCCGAGTTCTGGGAAGTTGATGAGTTATTAAAGGTCAAGGCTTCACTGTCCCCGGTCAAGTGGAATGCCCAGTGGCAACAGAATCCGACATCGGAAGCTATTGCTATGATCAAGAGGGATTGGTGGCAGAGTTGGGAGCGACCTGATACGCCTAGATTAGATTATATAATTCAGAGTTATGATACTGCGTATAGTAAAAAGGAGACTGCCGACTATAGTGCGATTACGACTTGGGGTGTATTTGAGCCGAAGGAGAATGGGGATCAGCATTTAATTATGTTAGATGCACAGAAGGGACGGTGGAGTTTCCCCGAGTTGAAGGAGATTGCTATAGAGCAAAATGAGTATTGGGATCCTGACATGATGTTGATTGAGGCAAAAGCGAGTGGACAACCTTTGGCTGATGAATTAAGATTGTTAAATCTGCCTGTTACTACGTTTAGTCCCGGTAGACGAAAAGGTGGTGGTGGTATAGATAAGACTATGAGAATGCATATAGTATCGCCTATATTCGAATCGGGTAAAGTATGGTATCCTGATGGAGAGAAGTTTGCAGAGGATGTTATTGAAGAGGTTGCCTCTTTTCCAAATGGAGATCATGATGACTATTGTGATAGTATGACGATGGCTTTGATGAGATTTAGACAAGGTGGCTTTATAGATTTAAAAGGCGAAGAGATTCCAGAGAATTGGTATCCTCGCAGAGCAAGGGAATATTATTAATGTCAGGTTGGGGTGAACTAATAAAACAAGGTGTGAAATCTGCTACCAAAGCTATGGTAAAAAAAGGTAGTACTGTTAGCACAAAAAAAATAGATGATGGAGTAGTTAAATTTGTAGAACCTTACTCTAAAAAAGTAACTGTACAATCTAAAGATGGAAAGATTACAGAGACAGTCAAAAGTGAAGAAGTTAGAGTTAAAAAGGTAAAAACAAGAACAAGAGATAAAAGTGTTTATATCGCAGATGAGGCAGATGCTGTAGCATTAAAAGATTTACCTGACGATGTTAAGTTAAATATGTCTGAAGGAGAACTTTTACAAAGAATAATAAGATCAGGGGAATCGGGTTCTGGTGCAGCAAGAAGACTATTTCCTACCGATAGTGCTGGAGATAAGCGTGGTAGATTTATTGCGTATAGCAAAACAAAAATAAAACCTGATCTAGAGGAAAGAGCTTATAAGAAAAATATTTTTGCACGAGAAAAAGAATTAGCTGAACAAGAAGTAGCAAAAAAACAACAAGTAAAAGAATTAGAAGAAAAGAAAGTTACTCAAAAAAAGCAGCAAGATGCCGAATATATAAAAAAACGTAGACAAGCACCTCAAGCAAATGACCCATTATTTAGGGGAGATCTTCAAAAATTTTTAGCTGCTCGTAGAAGGTATGAAGAAAACAGTGTAAAACCAGCACTCAAGAATGATCCCAACGCAACATATTGGAATAGAGGTGGTTCAGTGAATACAAAGAGAAAACAATATAGAACTGTTACAAACAGATTTTCGAATAGAATGTTACCAAACAAAAAACGAACTACGAGGATATACTAATGGCAGAACCTAGAGAAATAGCAGGCATGGTAGAGTCATCTATGGGAGCAGGCGGAGCACCAATGATGGAAGATGGTTCTCAAATAGAAGTTGCAGTAGAAGAAGATATGGAAACAATGCCCGAGGGTGTTGAAATGATTGGTGATGAGGAATTAGAAGTTGAAGCAGAAGAATATGATCATGCAGCCAATCTTGCAGAGGTTCTTGACGATTCAGTTCTGGGAGAGCTATCATCAGATATACAAGCCAAGTTCCGTGAGGACGTTGAGTCTAGGGAAGATTGGGAAGAGGCTATTGCAAAGGGATTAGGGTTACTTGGTATAAATTACGAGGATCGAAGTGAACCCTTCTTAGGTGCCAGCGGTGTAACACATCCATTATTGTCAGAGGCTGTGACCCAGTTTCAAGCACAAGCGTACAAGGAGATGTTACCAAGTGGCGGTCCTGTAAAGACACAGGTTCTTGGTGCACCGACCAAGGAGACTGAAGATCAGGCACAGCGTGTAGAAGACTTTATGAATTATCAGGTTACTGAGATCATGGAGGAGTATGACCCAGACACAGATCAAATGTTATTTTATTTGCCATTAACTGGATCTACATTTAAAAAAGTTTATTTTGATGAGACTAAAAAGAGAGCCGTTTCTAAGTTTGTACCAGCAGAAGATTTGGTAGTTCCTTATTCGGCTAGTGATTTAAGAACGGCAGAGAGGGTGACACATGTTGTTACAATGTCGTATAATGATATTCGCAAACTACAAGTAGCAGGAGTTTATAGAGATGTTGAATTATCTGAAGCAAGCGATGGCGAAGACGATGGAGCTATCCAAGAGCGTGCTGATGAGTTGCTGGGTTTACGTCCAAACTATTCCGATGACTCTTACACCTTATTGGAATGCCACATTGACTTGGACTTGGAAGGTTTTGAAGACACGGATATGGCGGGGAATACTTCGGGTGTTATGTTGCCTTATATTGTCACCCTTGATCAGAATTCTGGAAAAGTGTTATCTGTGGTTAGAAACTTTAGAGAAGAAGACCCACTAAAGAGAAAGAGGCAGTATTTTGTACACTTTAAATTTTTACCAGGATTTGGTTTTTACGGCTTCGGTTTATTGCACACAATCGGAGGCTTATCTCGTGCTGCGACTTCTATTTTAAGGCAGTTAATTGATGCGGGTACTTTATCAAATCTTCCAGCAGGTTTTAAATCGAGGGGTGTTCGTATTCGTAATGATGATGAGCCTCTTAATCCTGGTGAGTTCAGAGATATCGATGTCCCAGGCGGAGATCTTAAAAACTCCATTATCCCACTGCCATATAAAGAGCCATCCGCTACACTAGCGAACCTTTTAGGTGTAGTTGTTGACTCTGGAAAGCGTTTTGCACAGGTTGCAGACGCAAAAATAGCAGATGTAAACTCAAATGCTCCTGTTGGAACGACTGTTGCACTGATTGAACAGGGTTCAAAGATCATTTCGAGCATACATAAGCGACTACATTACGGACAAAAGCAAGAATTTCGCATGTTATCGGAGATTTTTGCTGAAAATCCAGTTCCCTACCCTTATTTTGTTGGAAATGTGCCTCCAGAGACGATGCAAAAGGACTTTGATGGTCGTGTAGACATACTTCCAGTGTCAGATCCGAACATTTTCTCTATGGCACAGCGATTATCACTAGCACAGACACAATTACAGATGGCACAAGCTGCACCGCAGATGCATAATTTGCGTGAAGCGTATAGAAGAATGTATGATGCGTTAGATATTAAGAATATAGACGCTATTTTACCAGAGCCACCACAACCACAGCCTATTGATCCAGCAACCGAGAACGGAAATGCGTTAAAAGGTATGCCATTACAGGCATTCCCAGAACAAGATCATGAAGCACATGTCAGAGCTCACATTCCTTTCTTGGCAAACCCTGCATCACAGGCAAATCCGCAAGGTTATTTGATGTTACAGGCACATGTACAAGATCATGTTGGTTTGATGGCTCGTGATCAGGTAACTGTGTTCTTCCAAAAGACTGCCGAAGAAGCACAAATGAAGGGCGAGCCAGTTCCAGAAATAGATCCAGCTGCAATGGAAGCAGCGATTGCTCAACAAACTGGTGAGATATTAAATGAGTTAATACCTTCGTTGGCACCAGCAACACCACCAGATCCATTGGTAGAAATCAGAAAGAAAGAGCTTGAGAACGATTCGGCAGAGCTACAGCGTAAAGCTATGAATGATCAAATGAATTTTCAAGTTGATGCAGCCAAGTTACAGCAAGCATATCAATTAGCTCAAGAAAGACAGAAGCTACAGGAGAGTATTGCTGATGATCGAAATGATGTAAATGTTTACAGAATTAACATGGCATCCGCTGCAAGGGGTAACAAAGGTAAATAACCTATGATATAATTTGGATATGGATCCAGTAACTATATCATTAGCCGTAGGTGTGGCGAGTAAAGCTTTTTCTGCAATAAAACAGGGATTTGCAGTTGGTCGTGACATTGAACAAATGTCGGGAGACATTGGTAGATGGATGGGAGCAGTATCAGATGTTGACAATGCAGAGAAACAAGCGAAGAATCCTCCCTTGTTTGGTAAATTGTTTAAAGCAGGTTCTATTGAAGAGGCGGCAATGGCTGCATACGCTGCAAAGAAGAAACTTGAGGAACAAAGGTACGAACTCAAGACATTTCTAAATATGACTCATGGTCCGGGTGCTTATGATGAGCTATTGGCGATGGAAGGTCAGATAAGAAAGCAACGTCAAGAGACAGTTTACAAACAACAACAGATGAGACGACAGATTGGTGAAGCAGTCACATGGCTTCTTGTTGCAGGAATTGTTGGGGGTTTTGCATTATTAGTTGCTTCTGTTTTTTTTAACAAAGCACATGCATATGACTACAAACCAAAAGTCTATACTAAACAACAACTACAGAATCAGGGAAAGATTGAGAAAAAGAAGTATACAACTTGTCGTTTAAAAAAAAGAATTAATTCAAAAACTGGACAGATGGCTTGTATTTATATAGGAAATAATCAAACATATGAGATGATGATTGAGAGTTGGTGCCCAAAGCAATACAAATGTATTTATAATCCTTGGGGTAAAGAACCCAACATTGATGATGTAATTAATTCGTTAAA